CGTCCTGATACTTTCACGCCAAGGTCACCACCGCTCCCCCGAAATAAAGGCATGATGGCTTCGTCTCCAGCCTCTCCGGCAAGGCCTACGCCTCCATTTGCCATAGGGAATATAGTTGGTGTCGTGATGAGCCCTCCGGAAGCGAAAGGCACAAGGCTTCCGTTAGAAAATATGTTCCCGTGGGATGACGCTGTGCCGAAAAATGAGTCCATCCCAGATGAGAGCGCGTCAGCAAGAGGCTTTATGATCATATTACGCAAAAGAATTCTTTCTATATCTTGCATGAGAGATGAAAGCACATCACCTAACTTCTTGCCCTCGATGATCGCATCCTCAAAAGCGGACTGGAACGTGAATCCAAGGTCTCTGGCGGCAGAGTTCACTTCTTTTGTTGTCTCAGAGCTCTTCTCAAGGGTGTCTTTTGCTTTCTTAGCGGCGCGGTCAAAGGTTTCTTGATTGATAGCTCCTGAGGCCAACAGATCATTGTATTTCGCCATCTCGTCGTTGTACTTTTCTTGGGCTGTGCGAAGCGACTCTGTCAGAGTCCTGCCCTCTTCCTGTTTTTTGTTGAATCTTTCAACTTTATCTGAGGCATCGGACAGGCTCTTGTTCATCTTGTCAGATCCATTCTTGACAGTATCAGAGATAGATTTCCAGTTTCGATCAAGATTCACGGCGAGATTATCCCAACGCTTTGTCTGGTCTTCGGCATACATCTTCATGACGTTCATTGCTTCTTTGAATTGGAACGTAGACATAAGGATGACGGCGGCTCCGGCAGCTCCGATCGCATCGACCATGGACTTAAGCGTATCGATCAGCACCATGCTTGTGTTGACAATAGAAACTATGACTGTAGATATGCCTTTGCCGATATCATGGAATGTTTGTAATGATGTGGACGATCTTGTGATATTGTCTGATAGATTCGCCAAAGTTGGGATAAGTCCTGATGTTAGGCTTACAAAGATTCCTTGGGATGAGCTGGCGATGCGTGTCATGTTATCGTTAAATCTTTCAGCGGCTTCTGCTGTGGTACTGCTTAACACAACGCCAAGACTAGCTGCTTCTTTAGCAAGGTCTTTTATGCCATCCTTGCCTGAATTGAGTAACGGGATCATTGCTGCTCCGCTTTTGCCGAATAATTCCTGCGCGAGAGCTGACTTCTGTACCCCGTCTGTCATCCTTGAGAACGCGTCTGCGGTTTCCAGGAGGACATCGTAATTGCTTTTTAAATTTCCGTTGGTGTCAGTGACTGTAACGCCTAGCGATCTAAAGGCCTCTTCGTATTCTTTTCCTCCGTCAGCAGCTTCAAAGATCGCTTTGTTAAATTTCTGGAATGATGTCCTTAAATACTCTATCTCAACGTCGGCTAGCTTAGCGGCGTATTCAAGGCTTGAGAGCTGTTCAACCGTCAGGCCAAGAGATGATGACATCTTGCCTATTTCATCCGCGTGATCTATCGTCTTTTTAATGCTTACGGCGATGGCGGTCCCGGCAGCTGTTACAGCTGTGGTGATGGCCGCCATTGTTATCTTGCCTTTAATGGATATCTTATTGAGGTCGCGCTCAGCGATGTATGCGGCCTTATCCATTGCGGATGAGAATTTTGCTGTGTCTGCGCTTAATAAAACATTAAGGCTTCCAAGAGTTCCTAATAATCTCATCTTATCGGCCCTTCTTTTTGCTTCGCTTGATTTTTGAAGAGAACATCTTTGTCAATTCGTCTTTCGCGTTGGATGGATCACTGGCACATTTCAAATTAAAATAGGCGATCCATTCCGTGATCTCCGAGCTTGTTGTCTGCGCTAAAAATTCTTGAACTGTTTTACCCAGTTGTTCAGCAAGAAAAAAATAGACACGGCGTTCAGGACGCGCTATGAGTTTTTTTTTGCCTTGCTGATCTCTTCTGCCCCTAAGCCATTAAGACGCATGGCAACAAGGCAGATCTGTTCAAGTGTACCGGATGATAGTTTTCCAATAGCGTCTATATCATCATCTTTGAAGATGCGGCATCCTTGCTCATCCACAACAGTAAAGACGATAAGCTTTGACCTTGGAGAGATAAGCTTTCCGGAAGGATCTCTTTCTCGAATGGATTGCTCCCATCCGTCCCTCATCGATCCTGACATCTCCGAGACGATAATGTCGCCTCCCCACTCTTCGACAAATACTTTTTCTGTTTTAAGAGACGTTTTTGAAAGTATGTCTTCACGTGTTAGCATGATATCTCCGTTGTTAAAATGCGTTATTAATGGTTTACGATTCTACGATACTTCCGCTCACCTCTAGCGAAACTGATGCTTTGACAACACCATCAACAGCTCCTGAGACGGAAAGTCCTGTGACGATCGCGTCGAATGTCCACGTGGTTGCGTCAGTGTCGGTAAAGACGATCTGGACTTTGATGGTTGTTCCGTTCTCTTTGGCAGTCCGAAGAGCCGCGTGCTGCGTATTCGTCGGGATAAAATTGCACTCGAAGGAAAGCTGGCCGTTATCGTTTAGCCCGGCAAGCTTTTCTTTCGCCGTGCTCGACAGGTCTGTCACGTCAATGACAGAACTATTGCCTCCAGGGCCGTTAAAAGAATTGATCTCAGCGATCGTTGTGTATGTTAACGGTGATCCTGCTCCGAGATTGAGGAGTGTTCCTTGAGCTTTTATTGCGTTTGCACCCATTGCGGCCTCCTTGTTAAATGGTTAGATTTTCTAAAATAAAAAAGCCGACCCCGCCGTGCACGGGATCGGCATAACATTAACGACAGGGAGCGACCCTTGTCTTTTGTCTTTATTATCTCATTGCGTAATGCTCAAGAGAGCAAATACTCACGATATATCGTGAAGGCAGGATTACCAGTTGCATATTTTTATCCTCTTTCATGGTGCCTTAGGTATCTAACTCTGTCTTTCAATTCGTTAGCTTTGTAACCACACCAATCTGGACTGCCACAAGACCCTCCTCCTTTTTTCCATTTCTTAATCTCCTCGTAATCTGGATGCCTATAATTTAAAATACTTTTTGGGAATTTAGATAGTTTATTACCATCTACTCTTTGAACACGATAGTTATAAGATGGAAAATTAGGAAAATAATCATCAAGTTCATTTAAAAGTTCTGCCATTTTTTCTTGCCATTCATCGGGCATATTTTCCATAGCCACTCTCGGGAGCGTCAAAAAAGAAGCATAGGATAAATTAAACCAGCAAGATAAATTATTATATCCTTTTCTTTCGTCGTAGGTCATTCTCTCATACTCCCTTTCTATTTCTAAAGATATCTGTTTCTCTTAGCTTCCTCGAACCATTTGCAGTCGTTGTTTTCGTTGATTACTTTCGGGTGGTTGATTGGGGAATAAGAGATTTCTAACCAACTATACCGTTGTCTTAAATTTTCATCGGCTCGACAGGCAAAGTGCAACTCGCTTGTCCCGATATAAAAGAACTTACAACCTTTACAAAATACCTTTTTTTGTTCATATTGTGCTTTTGTTATTTCTGGCATTTCTGCCACCTTTCTATGTTTAACAGCGGACTTCTAAAATCTCGATTAATGTACTTTGATAAATAACGACAGTCTTTGCAATATACTTTCTCGCTCATCTCATCACCTTTTCTATACACTCCTTAACTTCTTTAAGGCAGTTGTTTCTGATTTCTGCTCCACAAGAACATCCCCACGCGTCTATTGTCATCGGTGAACAGTCACAAGCACTTTCCTTCGGCAAGTTGGAGAGGAGTTCTAACTTAATCTTTTCTCTGTTTATTCTTTCTAACTTGTCTGTATAATCTTTGATCATTTGTGTATACTCGCTCATCGCTCACCTCATTTTTGTTCTTTTGGCAAAGCGTGTTTCCAAGGAAAAAAGTCCGTGACACTTTCTAAGTTCACAAAGGCTTGTCCGACTGGCTCAACTTCATTTAACTTTCCTTCTTTGATTGCGTTCATAAATCTTCCGCTATCGGCAACCCATGAAGCGTCTTTAAGGACGACAAAGTGTCCAAAAGTTTTTTCAACCTTACCAACTAATCGGTTGCATAACTAATATCTCAACTGCATCTTCCTCGTCCTTTTGCTTCTTTGTCGGTTCTTGAACCGCTGCGACCCAATACAACATACTACACCTCCTGTTTTAGTTGGTTAAACTCCTCCGCCTCGATCTGTTTGAGTTGGGCGAGGGCTTGATCGAGATCTGTATGTGTAAATCCTCGTTCTTTAAAAATTTTGTTTACAAAACATTTGAACACCTCTCTTTTTCTTTCGTCGTAGGTCATTGAACTCTCCTGTGTTTGTTCTTGCCAAAGACTTTTCTATACATCCTGATTGTAGAATCGCAACATTCAACGCACTCTTTAATCTCTTTGTTAGAATACCCTTGCGTTACTAAATGTCTTAGTTCAGCTTTCTGTTTATTAGTCATCCTCTCATCCTTCCTTTCTTTCGTCGTAGGTCATTGGTCATCTGCTCATCCTTAAACGACTTTAGATTACATCAAACACCAACGCTTGTTGCCTGATCCTAACAATTGAAATAGAAACCCTTCTGTCTGTTTTCCTGTAGTATTTATCAAAATATGCTTTGTGGCTTTTATAGTGATGCTTATACTGACACTCAGGATGACCGCATGTCTTTTTGATCTTCTGTCTTTTCTTGCAATATGGACAGAGTCCTTGTGCTCTGTTCATATCTTCCTCCTGTACGTCTCAAGAGTGATATCGGTATGCTCATTCTCGTCATAAATATCGATGATCTCTGCTCTAATAAATCTCACAGCCTTGTCGTTGAATATCGTTTTAAATCCGTCAAGTATAGATTTAACTGCGTTATCAAGATCTCCGCGGAAGTTATTAACATAAAATCGTATGTAGGCCTTAATGAAGATATTTTTATTAAAACGCTTTGTCCCGTACTGGCTGACATACGCGAATGCGACCCTATCCTCAAAATGCGTTGTCTCTGCTGGCGTGTAAAAGTTGCCATATCGTCCGCGTCGCGGCCTCTGCTTGGCCACTGGCTTGCCGGGCACAGTAATATTAAACGTCATCCTTTCCCCCTTTCTTTTCTTCGATCCTATTTAGCATATCCGCGTAACCGCACAGGTCAACCAAGTTATCTTCTTTGTGTTTAAAAGATTCACGGGAAAGCTTAACGGCAATAAGAACGACGCAACAGTCCTGAGGAGATATGTCCTTGCGGCGCAAGATCGAAGCGATCTTTGAGATAACGTTAAACGAGACGATTGGGTCGTCGTAGTCACACTGGCGCTCTCCGTTGATGATCTTGTATGCCTTTAAAAGGATGCTATCGCTCATACGCATTTCTTCCTCTCATTGCTTAATCAATATAAAACGTTACAGATCTTTCATTGCCGGCAGGAAAACTATAGGTCAAGTTATTCTTCAAAAAGCTCAGCGCCAATCTTATAAAAAGATTCTTTATTTTTCCGTGACTCATAAATACAGGCTCCTTTTAGGATCTATTCTCACCCATCGACGACGCATTGACATAAAACGTCCGATTACAGACGCCATGCTAAACACGAGCACGACAATAAAGCTCACAATGACCCATATTACAAAGAATGTTTTCATGCTGTCGCTCCTTTCGCGTGGACACGAGCAACAGCCCCAATGAACGATCTTTCAAAAACTTTGAATGCTGCGTGGATATGACATGCAAACTCTATATCGTCTGCAATGTCAAATTCCATATCAAGTTTTGCCTGAGGCAGGTTCTTTGAAAATGGACGTCCTCTTTTCTTTCCGTACACCTTTGGCTTTGTCATCTTAAATCTTGCAGGCTTGATATACATATTTCGTGATGCTCCGGCGATGTCTACATCATTAAGCTTGATCTGATATGTTCCAGTGAAGAAATCTTTGACCTCTTGATACGTCTTACCTTCCTTGCGCATGACCCTGATCTGCTCTTTATGAGCGTCTGTTAGCTTTGGCATTAGAGCTCCTTTCTTGTTTTATTTCTACCGACTCTAAATCCGAAAATAAATCCTAAAAATATAGAAAAAAG